CTAGCAAAATTTTGGTATCAACCTTTTGGTATCAACCCCCTGCTCTCTGAACAATCGCTCTGATAAAGATCTCTGCTCATGGAAAGAGGGAGGGGTGCCATTAGCACGCCAGTTGTAATCCACAGAATCCCGGGCTTTTTTAAATGCAACGGTTAATGTTGCTGGCTTAACCATCCCGCCGCGCTTAGCTGTCCCTTTCGCGTGATGGTGGTGCAATAGCCACGGACTAAGAACGCAATCGCGGCAGGATGACACCACATCATCCAGGGTGAGATTTAATTTATCGCAACGCAGAGCCAGAGGGATGGCAATCCGGGTTCCTGTTTTTTGCTGTTCGACATGAAGATAACCATCCCGGATATCCGAAAATTGCATTTTGCAAATATCTGAAAGGCGCTGGCCTGTCATCAGTGCCAGCAGCATACCGCGCTGTAAAAAGTAACCATCCTTTTCCGCTGCGTTATAAATCATCATCCACTCATCAAAAGTCAGTCGCTGTCTTGATATCCGCACCTGCGGTTTTTTTGCCGATTCTGCAGGGTTAAAGCCTGGCGGGACATCGCCCGTTTGCTGAGCTTCCCGGAAAACATCGATCAGTACCTTCCTGAAAATTTGTCCCATTCTGTTATGTCCTCTGGCCTTGTACTCTTCCAGTACTGATACCACATCTTTTACGGTTATGGCATCTAACGGTCTGGTGCCAAAACGTTCATCAAATACCCTGAGAGGAGCCGCTTTCTGTTTCAGCGTGTTGAGTTTGATCTCGCCGTTTTCATATCTTTCCTGTTGAATTTTTCTGTAATTATTCAGAAAAATGGTAACGGTTGATGAACCGCCGGTATCACTAATAATTTTCTCCTGCAGACTGAGCATTTGTTCCATTTGCTGCCGGGCAAGACGGCTGTTCGCTTCTGCTGCAATAGTTTCTGCCAGTTTCTGGTCAATACTGCCGAGACCGTGATTTTTGCCTGTTATGGGATGCCTGTAACGCCAGTAAACTTTGTTATTTCTTTTGTCAAAATACGGAGATAATCCCGGAACATTGGTTTTATATTTTCGCGGGCGCGCCATCTTCCAGTATCCTCTTCAAAGCAGGGTGATCTGTGGCGATCACCTCCGGCTTGTTTACCATTCCGACAAAGCGAGCTTGCGGATCCACTCGCCAGCGTCTTCCAACTTTTTTGGGGAGAGGAAATATCATTCCGGCTTTAGCGTATTTACTTAACGTACTCGGAGTTGGGACCGGTTCACTGAATTCCTCTTTTGCCCACTCAGTGAGCAGAATAAGTCTTGCCATGAGCGTCGTTCGCTAATCATGGTCGCCGCCACTATAGCTGGTGGGCAACGACCGGGGTTGAACATTAAAAATCAGCCTGATTCGGGATCAGTTTTTGCCAGATAACTGAAACGTATTTTGCCTGGTAACGGGCGTCATCAAGTGCATTATGGCGCTCACCTTCGAATGGAATAGCCGTTCTGGCATCGAAGTCTATGGCTTTCCCCAGCTCAACGATTGTGCGTACATCGCGATCGTTGTAGTAACGCCACGGGCAGGGGATCCCCTGCCGTTCGTATGAACGGCGCAAAATCGTGTTGTCGAAGTTGGCTCCATTTCCCCAGACCTGAACAAAAAATTCACCGGAGTTTTCGTCGATAAATTCCCGCAATTGTAACAGTGCATCATCTAACGGGATTTCATCGGTCATAATGGCAGACTGCGCTTCACGTGATTGCTTCAGCCACCTTTTAATGACGTCACGATCAATGACTCCGCCAGCAGTTTCCAGATCGATAGTCTTACTAAATTCCGGTCCCATATCTCCGGTTTGCGGATCGAAAAATATTGCACCTATTGAGATAATCGGGGCATCAGGATTTTTTCCCATGGTTTCAAGGTCGATCATTAGATGGTCACACGTCCTGCTGGTGGATGTGATAACGTGATGACCGTTCATCGCAATTAAGGGATCTGCCGTCTCGCCAGTTTCACTATCGCTGGCGTGATCCTGAGCGCTACCAGCATTCTCCTTGTGTGGATGTTCAGCGCCTTCGATTTCCTTCGGATCATTTTCCTGAACTTCAACCTGATTCTCTTCATCGAATGTTTCCTGGTATGTTGCGTCACCCATCACCGCGCCACAATCAGGGCAGTTGCCGCCACCGCTTTGACCGCAGGCGGTGCAGACTTTTTCCGGTTCCTGTTGCGCTACTGGCTCAGGTTGTTTCGTTTCTGGCTCGTTTTGTTGCGTATTTGGGCTGTTTTGTTCCGCTTTCTGGTCGTTCTGTTCCGATTCTTGCTGGTTCTGGTTTACAGAATCGCGGGTTTCAATCCCCTTTACCCATTTCGGATCATTCGGGTCGCTAATCCCTGCAACAAATTCTCCGCGAGAGGCAGCAAGCAACTTATCGGCGTCAGGCTGGCTGATATTGGCTGCCTGCATAATTTTGTTTACTTCGTCAGCGGTAACTTTTACCGGCTCTGGTTGTGCGGTCGTGTCAGATGCACCAGTATTTTGTTGTGAACCTGAGTACGTGCCGTTTTTACGTGCGAAGTATTCCTCTTTTGTGATTTCCGTAGCTCCCAAGGCTAGTGCTTTTTCCAGACCAGAAAGTTTGTTTGCGCGACCGTATTTTTCGCCATCCTTGTCGGTGAAGAGGAAGTAGAACGGCCCCTCACGCTCTACAGATGGTTCGACTTCCACTTTGCATTCGGTTTTTTCGTTGCCCGGAATTGCCGTTTCCACTGCATCAGTTTCTGGTACTGGCGACGAGAGAGTATCAGTTGCGCTCTGATTTCTTCCTTCATCTTCAAACACGCCCTTTGTAGTCAGGTATTCAGTAATGTATTTGTTCAGTGCCACAGGGTCTTTGTGAATGTCGATCGGACGTTCACGGACAAGGCCAAAAATAGTCTGGCGGTCGTAGCGAAGGGCATCAGGCTGTTTGCGCATTGATGCCGAGATACGCTTCCAGTCTTCGCGGTCGTTGTCGATAACTTCATTTTTTGCCCAGCGATGGATGCTGCCGTCAATGTTTCCGGCATCCACATCACCAGGCCAGAGAGCGTAGGCCAGTTCGTCATCCAGTGTTTTCCATGTCTGCTTGTATTCGCGATGAATGGCAGCAATGACCGGGCTGATTTTTCCTGTTGAATTTTCACTGTGCTGTTGATTGGTTCTGGCGCGGGCGAGATCAACAACAGACGTGTATTTTCCGGTTTCCTTGCGTTCACCTTCGCGACGTTTTTTCCAGATGCGCATCTCTGCCTGAATTTCGGGCCATTTGGCACCAGGCTTACATTTATGCTTAACCCACCCGATGGCATGCAGCTTAAGCTCCGGATACATGGCGTTAACTTCTGGCATTTTCATCAACGCTTCAACGATATGGCCGTCGAATGTTGCCATGTCTTCCTGCAACAATTCCTGTGCGCTAATAACCATATCAACGGTGATGTTTTCACATGTGTCGAACTTAACCATGACAGCGTTCTGTACTTCAGGGGCCAGCTTGTCAAAAGTGACGTTCATCGGATCGGATTCAGTCTCAACCGGGACAAAGGAAGCAGACTCCTCATCCCAGCGGTTTTCCTGCATATATTCAGCATCCCAGGAATCGAGGGCAGGGCGGGGTATACCGGGTTTATCCTCGCAGACAAGAAATTTATAAGCGCAGTCCTGAGCAGCCGGATAATGTTCCAGGAATTGCCAGTGAAATTTTGCGCGGGCGCGACGTTCATCACCGGCTTCAATGGCAGTGGCTACAGCGACGGCACCTTCTTCCTTTATTGCCTGTTCGTCCGGAATGGCGGCGCAAATAAAGACTTTACTCATTTTGTTTTACCTCATTACAGATTTAAGGGTGAACAAATCCCTGCCATTGCTGGCATATAAGAATGAAACCGGATATTTATTACGGAACTGTTTTAAAGACCTGCCGGGATTTCGTTATTATCCTGGTGAATAACTTTATCGACCGGGTAACAGTTACCGGGAATTTTCTGTTCGGTTGCTGCAGTCACACACTCCTGCATTGTCCCGTGAACACTGACTGCAATATCAACTGGCTCTCCGGAAACAAGAAAAACTGTCAGAACAAGTGCAAATGCTGTATTCATTGCCAGCATCCTTTTTGTATCGGACGTAAACGGGCCAGCATTGAAAGAATGCATATTTTATTTAATAGCTCCCGTTCGTGTTTTCTCTTGTTAATGGCATCTTCAGTAAATACTGGGTTACTGATAGTGACACCAATTTCAAAACAACCTTCAGACGTATTAACGTTTGGTAATAACGTTTCCATTATCGCGTCCTCAACAATGAATTTTGTGATGCGGTGCCTGGTGCCTCCAGGTGACGTTAACCAGTTAACAATTAACGCCGGATACAGAGAATCCACCCATAACACTGTTTTTGGTTTTAACTGTTCCGCGTGCGCTCAGCCGCATTCACCACATCACAAAATTCACTTTAAAAAGGGCGGCAGAGCAGTCACGGAGTAAAACTGATACCGCCAAACGTCACCAGAAAATTGATAACAGAGGGCGTTGCAGCGGGGTTGTCACTTAAGCGTATGGTCAACCTGACAACCCGGTGTCCTCAACGGGGGAAGGAATAACCCCGCCATACTTACCGCCGCACCATTTCGCGGATTGCCACAACCGGAAGCGCACGGTCGAACTAAATTTAACGACACCGTACAGAGAGACCAATTTCGCCGTGCGCTTTCGCGTTATGCCCTGACTTTTCAGGGACATATCCTTTCAGTAAACTGTCAGTGCCGGATGTTCACCCGTGTCCGGCGCACGCACTCCACCTGACCCGTGGAGAACTCCTTAATTACCAACCCTCAGGAGGGTGAAATGGATAAAAAGCAAATTGAGGCCCTGCAATCTATTATTGAAAAACAAGATGAAGCTATCAGGATTCTTTCATATCGCACTGATATGATACTAAATATGCTTTCTGCATTAACGGCTGCGCTTGGTGGTACAAAAACAAACGTATACCGCGAAGTTGTTATTCAACAGATAGATAAATTTGAAAAAACCATACCAGGTATTAATGCTCATCTTGCAGAACAAGAGAAAGACCATGCTCTTATGGCAATTTCTTCAGTAGCTCTCCCGAAAGTTGAGTAGTTTTAATTGTTGTTTTGAAATAATCACTGCTTTCACATTTGAGTGATTTCATGGCAATCCAAATGCGGGCCTCTGTGCCTGCATTTGGTTCCAGTTGCTGTAGACGTTTTGCGTCTTCCAAAAGTAAGGCGATAATGTGTTTCAGCTTCTCATCATTTGCTTGATTCTTGTTTTCAGGCGAATTCTGTCCGCCGAATAGGCGCTTCTCTTCATACAGACCTATAAAGGCACGACGCACGTTACCGGATATAGTATCGATGGTTTCTTTTTCTACGGTACTCAGGTCAAGAGTCGCCAGTTGAGAGCGAACCACATTCGATGCCATTTCCTGGAATGGTACTGGTAAATCTTTAAATTCCATCGTCAACCTCATCAGTCAGTGTTTCTGGTTAACCAGCGACGCGCGCCAGCTTCAGTTTTAAACGTTTTGCTTCTGGTATACGTCATCGCGGTAAACGTGCCGTCCTGGTTGGGGAACACGCCACATACCAGAGATTCGTTGTTGCCAAGATTGAGCATATCCATGTTGACCTCATTTCCCCTTAACGCCGGGGTAGCGGAACAAAAACCTGCTGCATAGTTATTAAAGTTGAACCCTGCGGTCATGTTCTTACGCCTCGGGCTGGCTACTTAACCCCTGACCACTGCCTGGTAACTCGAAGTATTGCCCTGCATTCTGTGGGGCGGGGTGGGTTGGTATGAAAAGAAGGATACCCATAGGTATTTAAAAAGTAAATACCCATGGGTAAATTTTTGCGGTGTCTTAACTGGTGACTAGTTGTTTGGTGAGCTATGATGCGTTTTGTGCTTTCTTTTTACGGATTTCTTCGTAGATCATATTGTAATACTGTTTTTTCTCTTCAAGAGTTTTTAATAATTTATCCGCTTCACTTTCTGGCAGTTCGTCTAAGAGATCTAAAAAAATACGTTGTCGTGGCGTTAGAACCCTTGTTTCATAACTGGAGGCTGTGTTCGTTGATGATGAAACGATACCATCCATCCATCCCCGGGGTAACCCAAAGGACTCTTCGATAATCTCCACCATATCATCAGCGATCCGTTTTTTTCCCTTTTTCCCCTCTGGGTACAACATTCTTGATACATAAGAAGGCTCGCGCCCGATCTTTCTGGCCACGTTAACCGCTTTACCATCGCATTTCTCATCACGAATTTTGATGAGTTGCTGTCGTCTAAATTCATATTTGTCCATAGGTAAATAATAGATGCGATTACCGCAAGGTAAACAACCTGTGGGTATTGACTTTTGTTTACCTGTGGGTATTCTTTGCTGTGTTTACTAAGGAGTAGCTATGGAAGAATTAAGAATATTTCTCAATTCTCTTTCGTCAGATGAACAGCGTATGTTTGCATGCGAGTGTGGTACCAGCATCGGTTATCTAAGAAAGGCATTGAGTAAAGGTCAAGTGTTAGGGGCATCGTTATGTGTCCTTATTGAGCGAGCCAGTAATGGTGAAGTTACACGTCAGCAACTAAGGCCTTTTGATTGGATGAATATTTGGCCCGAGCTGGAAGATACCAAAACGTTAACACAACCACTTTCTAGGAGCTTGATTCATGAAAATCAAGCATGAACACATCCGCATGGCGATGAATGTCTGGGCGCATCCGGACGGCGAAAAAGTGCCGGCTGCGAAAATTACCAAAGCGTATTTCGAGCTGGGAATGACGTTCCCGGAACTGTATGACGACAGCCATCCGGAAGCCCTGGCCCGTAATACCCAGAAAATTTTCCGTTGGCTGGATAAAGACACCCCTGATGCTGTTGAAAAAATGCAGGCTCTGTTACCGGCGATCGAAAAGGCGATGCCGCCTTTGCTGGTGGCCCGTATGCGCAGCCACAGTTCTGAATATTACCGTGAGATCGTCGAACGGAGGGATCGGCTGGGGAAGGATGTCGATGATTTTGTTGCGTCAGCGGTTGTTTTGTATGACCAGATGAATCGCGGCGGCCCGGCAGGGAATGCTGTGGTGATGCACTAAAAGCACGGTGTTCGGGGGGTTTATGAGCAGCAAGCTTCATGGTCTTGTCTGGGAAGGGTGCGCCTTCACCGGCATGATCTTATCCAGGGTGGCGGTTATGGCCCGTCTTGCAGACTACAGCAATGACGAGGGCGTGTCATGGCCTGCCATTGAAACTATCCGGCGTCAGATCGGTGCAAGAAGTGAATCCACAGTGAAATCGGCTATTGCAGAACTGGCGAAAGAGGGCTGGCTGACGAAGGAAGAGCGTAAGGTCGGTGGGCGTAATGTAAGCAATATCTATCGGCTTAATGTGGAAAAACTCGAAGCAGCTGCGGCGGCGGCGCGTGAGTCATATAAACCGAAAAGAAAAATTAGCCCGGCAATAAATGACCCGTTAACAGTTGACCCGTCAAATATTGACCCCTCAACGGTTGACCCGTCAAATTTTGATGGATCAACTGTTGATAAAAAACTGCCGATTAGGGGGCCGATGATTGACCCCGATCCGTCAGTATTAAAACCTGATCCGTCAGATAAAAGATCTTCTTGTCCGGACGCTTCGCAACCGGACCCGCAGACGGCTGAACAGGATTTTTTAACCCGACACCCTGACGCGGTTGTGTTCAGTGCGAAAAAACGCCAGTGGGGAAGTCAGGAAGATTTGGTGTGCGCACAGTGGATCTGGGGACGAATCGTGAGTCTTTACGAGCAGGCGGCCAGCTATGATGGCGAGATCACTAGACCGAAAGAACCCAACTGGACAGCATGGGCCAATGACGTTCGCACAATGCGGATGCTGGATGGCAGAACTCACAGACAAATTTGTGAAATGTTTGGGCGTCTCCAGCGGGATTCGTTCTGGGTAAAAAACATCATGAGTCCGGCAAAACTCCGGGAAAAATGGGATGAACTGGTTATCCGCCTGGGGCGTTTGCCTGCGCAGCGTTGCGTGAATCACATTTCTGAACCGGACACTGAAATACCGCCGGGATTCAGGGGGTGACGTGTCATGAAAAACATTGCGGCAGGCGGCGTTCTTGAACGTATCCGAAGACTGGCTCCGCCACATGTAACCGCCCCATTCAGAACGGTAGCGGAGTGGCACGAGTGGCAACTTGCTGAAGGCCAGAAACGTAGCGAGGAGATCAACCGCCTGAATCGCCAGTTGCGGGTGGAAAAAATTCTGAATCGCTCAGGCATCCAGCCGTTGCACCGTAAATGCTCGTTTGCGAATTACCAGGTGCAGAACGACGGTCAGCGATACGCGTTGAGCCAGGCGAAATCTATCGCTGATGAACTGATGACCGGATGCACAAATTTCGCGTTTAGCGGAAAACCTGGTACCGGGAAGAACCACTTAGCAGCAGCTATCGGGAATCGCCTGCTGAAAGACGGTCAGACAGTGATTGTGGTTACCGTGGCTGATGTTATGAGTGCCCTCCACGCCAGCTATGACGATGGGCAGTCAGGCGAAAAATTTTTGCGGGAACTGTGCGAAGTGGATCTGCTGGTTCTTGATGAAATTGGCATTCAGCGCGAGACGAAAAACGAGCAGGTGGTACTGCACCAGATTGTTGATCGCCGGACAGCGTCGATGCGCAGCGTGGGGATGCTGACAAACCTGAACTATGAGGCCATGAAAACATTGCTCGGCGAGCGGATTATGGATCGCATGACCATGAACGGCGGGCTATGGGTGAATTTTAACTGGGAGAGCTGGCGTCCGAATGTCGTCCAGCCAGGAATTGCGAAGTAATTTTTACCGGGAGAAAAATTTAATGGAGACTGTTTTTGACGCACTGAAAGCAATGGGAAAAGCCACATCCATAGAACTTGCTGCGCGACTTGATATCAGTCGTGAAGAAGTGCTGAACGAACTATGGGAACTGAAAAAGGCTGGTTTTGTTGATAAAAGCGCGTACACCTGGCGTGTGGCTGATAACAACGTTCAG